TACTTGCTTTCTGCGTTTTTGGTAGTGCTGAGGTGTCCATTTTCTGTCATGTCCACTGATGCACTTGGCGCATACTTGTGATGTGACAAAGCAGCAGAACCAAAAGCCAGCCCAACGCCAAGCAGTGTTGCCGCAACCAATTTGGTCATTGGTTTTGATATTTAAAGACGAGGCCAGTGTAGAGGCCATGCAATTCATGGTCACGCTTGTCGCGGCCATCAAGCACATAGAGATGATCCAGCCAAAGCACACGGTTAGCCATTGCTTCTATGTCACAAGCTCCAGGCTTGCAGGGGATCATGGGATCTGGGCGCTTCATTCGGAATCAGCGGGCAGTGGTTCGTTCCCTTCTTTTAGCCAGGCAAGATACTCTTGATAATCACAGTTTTCCTCATCTAATGGGATGCCAACCATTTTATTTGAGCCTTCGTAGGTTTTGTTCACGGAACAAACCTCTCCGGTCATGATGTCTTTACAGAGTTTGTAAGAAACAGTCATTGCTTTGCTGAGAATGCCTAGTCAGTTCTGCTGCTAATACTACAGGCGCAGATCTGTGCCGTCAAAGCAGCTCTGACGTCAAAGCAACATGCGCGTTGGCGTTATTAGTTCTAAAAATGCTTGATCTACCTGTAACTCCACTGGAGGTCAAAGTAATGAAAAATTCAATAGTTCTTACACTCTTGTTGGTAAACATGTTTAATGAGCTGCCTGTTTGCGAAGCACCGCCTGAGTACGAGACATAATAAGCTGTGCCAGTATTTTGCTCAAAAGATGGTGCTGCTCTCATTTCTACTGGGAAACGAATTGCGCCATAAAGTTGATTGGCACCCCAATAAGTGAAGGTTCCTATGGATGCTTGGTTTGTAATTGAAGTGGCTTTTGCGACTATTTGATAATATCTTTGGCACCTCCGAAGCTCGTCGGAATAACTATGGTGCTCAAAAGAAGTTGCCTTGGAGCCTAACTCTAATTGAACTCCGGTTAGCTGAAAATAATCATCAGTGGCTCCTCCAACCCCTAAGTTGCTGTTATTTACTGCAGCTAGATTTGTCGCAGCCCACCCAGCCGAAGGCGTAGCGCTCCTAAGGTCCGGTCCACTATTGAGCCACCATCCAATTGACAAACCCACTCCATTGTCGTTGTTTATCGTTCCAGCCGTATCCGCAGGGATAGTTATTGTTTTGTACTCCCAAGTGTTGGCTGAAGCGATGTTGTAAGCCTTGACAAAATCACGGGTGCCATCAGGAGCATTTATTCTGACACTAGCGTTTCCTGTTTTATTAGACTTCACCCAAAAGGACAAAGTTAATGTCTTAGCGTCAGATGTGCCATAGTCAAGATGCTGCAAGTCTTGAGCTTCTGCATGATATTTAATATACAGAAAGTCATCACTAGAAGGTGAGGTATCAGGAATAGAGCACATCAGTTTCAATGATTTACTGAATCCTGATGGGGCATCTGTGTCTTGCGAAATGGTCCAAGTTCCAAGACTCCAGATACCAATCCTATAACGGTCACAAGTTCTATAATCGCTGTTAGTGATGCCACCGACGAATGTAGAGCGTTGGCTTATTGTCATCGCCCCGTTTATGACAAGGTTGCGATGGCTTGACGCACCAGCGCTTGGCAATTGAACGCCGTCAATTTGAACATGACCGCTACTGTCGATGTCAATTCCACCGTCCGTGGAGGAGTTGTTTTCGATGCGATTGACTCGAAGTTTGCTCATGATCAGGCTCCAGGTTTAGTAGGCCAAACAGGATTGGCTGGGTCATCAGTGTTTGCAGGCAAATCCCGCAAAGCCTGTCGGTATGCTTTCATGTCGCTTGTAATAGTAACATCAGTCAATGCGAGATAATCAGTTTCAGACAACAGTCGATTCCGCTTGTTTCTAAGCAACTCAAAAAACATTTCTCTTTCAACGCGGATAGTCTCGTCGCTTACAACAAGAGCGTCTACCTCTACTACATTTCCATCTTTATCGTAAGGAATACAGGACCCGTCTTCTTGGCCTTGTATTCGCACAACTTCTGGGTATTTGTTGTAGATAGCTTCATGGTTCATGCTGCGATCTCCCAGACAATCATGGATGACGATAGTCGTTCATAAGAGGCGCCGCTGACGTCGCCTTTCGTGCGGTTCGTGTACAGAGTCCCTGATTGAGTACCTGTCTGCCGAGTGTAAAATCTCATCGTAAAAGTTGAGTTACCTAAGCCGGTAAAAAGGTGACTATAAAAAGTTGAGTCCATAGTGCTATTAGCATCAGCAGTGTAATAACCTTGGAAAATACCAGATGAGCCCGCAGGATGGCTCGTGCCCATGTTGAAGCCTAAATGCTGAGTGGGCGGATTAGAAGTACCTGCGGCAAACATAATGTCCCAGTTGGTTGTGGAAGAAAACTCCCCGTTCCAACGCACTTGCACATAGAACGAGCTGCCGGTGCCTACTGGAGTGACAGAGGTTGCTAAATCTGTAATCTCACTCCATGAGGTGGTGTTTGTAGTCACAGAAGATGGAAGTTGCTCTTGATTGTAAACAACCTGCAAAACCTTGCCGCCTGACGGAGTGCCAAAAGACAGCGAACCTGACCCATCAGTTTTTAAGAATTGACCAGCCGATCCGTCTGAGCTTGGGTAAGCCAACGAATTGATCTTAGTAACATCTATGTTTCCGTTCCCGTCTTTGGCAACAATTTCGCCCGCAGTAGCTGGCACAGTCAACGCTATGTCTGAGCTAACCGAGGTAGGTACGTCTAGCTCGACAGAACCGCCGCCAGACTCTGCTTTTAGTTTGATTGACATTACAATTCAGGCCAAGAAGGGTTTGTAGGGTCGGACGTGTTTGCAGGCAAGTCACGCAAAGCCTGACGATATTTTTTCATAGCGTCAGAAAGCTCTGTGTCTTTCAAAGCTGCATAGTCCGTTTTAGCCAGCAGTTCATCACGTTTTTCACGCAACTCGTTCCAAGGGGCTAATTCTGTAAGCCTTACGATCTCAGCTTCAATTTCGCTAGGCGTAGGTTCTGACTGCTTCGAGTCAATCCAAGTCAGTACATCGCCTCTAAGCACCCATTCAGCTTCAGGGCGCAATGAATTAAGAGCCTCTACCTTGGTGATTGGATTGATCATCCTCTAATCTCCAAAAGCGTAATTTTAGATGTAGACGGGATAGCGTCGGAACTTCTGGTCAAGGTAAGAGTGCAGTTGCTGGAATATGGCCTGCCCTGGCACTTATAGGTGATCGCGCTTGCCGTGCTAGGAGAATCGACAAATGAAATAGGGTAAATATCAATGATTGTTCCCATAGAAGTTTCGTATTTTGCAAACGGATTGACGCCAACAGCAGGCGATTGATAAACAGTGGTTGTACCCCTTAAAACTCTTAACCCCATCCCGTTCTGCGTAGTGCCACCAGTGAGCGCCCATTGCACAGCATGGTGAACCAAAACCAAAATTTTGCTGCTTGTGCTTTTTGGCGTAATGGTGGCTTGCAGGCCAGAATCTACATATGACAAAGCAGTAGTTACCACTTGTGTCTGTGTAGTGCCTTCTACTACCTGCAAGATGTTGCCGGGCTCTTCAACGGCAATTGTGCCGCTAGTTGGCATAGTGGTGCTGGAAAAAGATAAATTATTTCCTGCGTCAGTCTTGAGCACTGTGTTGGCAGCGCCTGGCAGCCCTGGCAGCGTGAAAGTCAGGTTGCCATCGCACTCTGCGGGAACGTCTAGTTCAACCGAGCCGGATGTCGCACCGTTTAACTTGATGCCCATAGTCCGGGTGGCTCAGACTCTGTAGTAGACGCATTATAGGCAGCAACCATCTCAGGGGTCTACAGCCACGGTTACACGACAACCCAATTGGAAGTCGCGGGAACAGTGACCACGGCACCTGAGTTGATTGTCAGAGGGCCTGCGCTGATCGCATTTTTGTTTGCCGTAATCGTGTAACTCGACGTCACCACATTGTCGTGCTCATAAGCAAACTGATCTGTGCTGCCGCCAGACGCGCCACCGCCAATACTTCCCCACGCAGTGCCGTTATGGCCCTCGAACTGTGTTGTGGTCGTATTAAATCGCATATATCCAGTTAGGTTTGCAGCGTTGCCGCCATCGGCTGGCCGGTCGGTTGTCACCCCATGAGGCAAAGCCACCGCGTCTGTTCCGTTGATGTCGAGCGTGACCGCAGGCGTGCAATTGATGCCAACACGGTTTGCGCTTACATCAACAAAAAGTCTGTCGGTATCAACCGTTAAATCTTGGTCACCAAAATCTGCATCAACCTTAGTGCCTGCAATCGCAGCGGATGAGTTGATGTCTGCATTGACGATTGTGTCATCAGCAATTTTTGCCGATGTGATTTGAGAATCTGCAATATGTGCAGTATCGATTGATCCATCAACGTAATGTTCAGAGTCAATGGAATCATCGGCAATTCTTGTGCCGTCTATTGCGTCTGCAGCTATCTTTGCAGTTGTAACTTGAGAATCAGCAATATGCGCAGTGTCAATCGAGCCGTCTACATAATGCTCTGAGTTGATTGAATCATCTGCAATCTTCGTACCATTTACAGCGTCTGCCGCCAGCTTGGCATCTGTAATCTGAAGGTCAGCAATGTGCGCGGTGTCAATCGACCCGTCAACGTAGTGCTCAGAATTGATTGAATCATCTGCGATCTTGTCGCTGTTGATTGCATCATTGGCAATGTATGCAGTCGCAATGGCAGTCCCGTTCCAAACGCCGGTTGCGATTGTTCCAACGCTTGTC